CGTTTGCGACCCGCTTAGTAGCCGTAAACCAGAAAGTACCTTGTAAACTTTTCTACTTTATGCTAGCCACGTCACCTATATTATATGCGCGTGCGCGTTACTAACATATCAGTCTCATAGAGTCAAACTATACCCACTCTTTTTTGCCCCGTCAAACATAGCCCGCTCTACTGTAAACAATAAGACCAACTATCAATCAACAATTAACACGCGTGCAAAATAATTAGCACGAGTGCTTGATTATCCTCACGCGTGTTGCTATAGTTACTTACATCAGCGACACACGCTGATCACACAAACCAACAGGGGATAGCAACATGATAACACTAGAATCATTATCTACCACTGACAATATAGCTGTAGAAATATATGATCTATTAAAGTCCGGTAATTATCACACTGACACTAGATCCGTATTGGAATCTATACTTGTCAAAGCGCTAGGCTTACGCAAGCCGACGCCAAGCCACTTAAAGCGAAACATTTATCAATGGCTATCTTGTGCCACGGCGCGAAAGGACGTAAGGCCTTGGCTAGAGGATATTCACGCAAACGGGGAATGGATGGTTGCAGCTGATGGCCATAGGCTGCACGCCACTAAATCTAATCTAAAAGGCAAACTACCGCGCGCAACAAAAAAATCACAGAAAGCGCCTGATGTAGCACCGAGTGATAGTGACCACGCGGAGAAGATGGTAAGTGTTTTTACTAGCAATCTTGATCAAGCGCAGCGCGGCGAGCTTGTACAAGATATCTGGCAATATATTAATAATATACAGCCATCCAGCAATGGCGCGATTGTAGGCATTCCTGCACACAATAAAATTTTCGCATACAAATATAGTTATTTATATGATGCGTCTCTGGGTGCGCACATGCTAAACGCGTATATAAGCGATAAAGGTGTTATGCAGCTGGATATAGATGCGAACACCAAAGCCATTATCATGCCTCGCATATTATAGAGGCGGGCAAACTAAAGGAATAGTTAAATGCGAATCAAAGTACATGAGTACATCAACCCTAATTACCCGAACGAGGTTTATACAATAACCAACACATCAGAACAGCGTGAAGCCCTCGCCTGTTTCATATCCGACGACAAGACCTGGCGCTCTAATATCGCCAAGGAGCGCGGCACTGAGCCGCACATGTTGCGATGGATGCCGGTTGCGGGTACGGGTACGGACGTTGATGTGTGTGATGTGACGGGCATGCAGTGCATGTGTGATGAATGGGAGCTAGTGAGCTATGAATGAAGATATTGAACGCTACAAAAAAGAAATAGCTTTGATTCGCAGACGCCAAAAAGCTGAGAAAGAGAAAGCACGAAGAGCTGAAGTTAAAGCGAGAATGGAAGCTGAAGGACTGGTAAAGGTTTGCTACACGGTGCCGAAGGTTAAAGTAAAAATGATTGAGGCTTATATAAAGTCGTTGGGGGTTTAAGAAAAAAGGCCGCGTGTTTTACGTGGCCTTTTTTATTTACTTATTTTAATAATTTTAATTCTTTTTTAGGTAAACATTTTAAAATTGAATCTTTTGGCAACTGACCCAATTCAACCATGTCATTAATTAATTTTAATACTGTTTTTGCAGGTAATTTCCCTTTTTGAACACACCCCTTTATATAGCTAGGGAATTTTTCCGGTAGATAAAAACCCCTGAACCAGTCGTCAAAATCCCCCATAAAAGAATTGTTATAAACCCAAACATAAGGCACAAACATGTTCCAAGATTTCGGGTATTTAAAATCGACCCACCTGATACGACTATTTTTTATATTTTGCTTCTGTTTTGTGATGTAGTCTGACCAGTGCCAGCCGATAGAAATGTCAGGTATTAATTCTTTCCCATAGTTTATATGTTTAGCCAGTGTGTATTGAACATCGACGCTTTGATAAAACACACAAAAGTAACCACGTGGCACTGTTCTTGCCAGCTCTAGTCGCTCCATCATAGCCGCGTGCGGGTCGGGTAAATTCTTTAGGGCTTCCCGCATTTCGTAAAACTGTTTAACTAGCAGCTTTTTAAACTTTCTTACTGTTGCCGTGTTCCGCATATACGTAATTATGATGGTCGCTTGTTGCTCATTAAGTATTGCATATTCTGTAGCCGTACCTTGCGAGTTAAGTCGCGTTTCAAACGCGACTTCTCCAAACTCTTCTAAATCCCCTAAATTATCACGTATCAAGGCAATAACATTTTTATGCTGAACCCCAACGCCATCAGCTATTAAAATAGAATTGGTTGTTAATTGCTCACCTTCCACTATTACCAAATCGTTCATATTTCAATCACCCAATAAAAAAGCTCAACCCTCGTACTGTTTCGACGTTGCCCGCAAATAGGCTACCAGTACAAAGGTTGAGCTTTTTCAACTTGCGATTAGGCCGTCGAAAGCCTAGTTACAAAGAGCTGGCACCAACTCTGATTAGTTTTGGCGGACGAAGCAGAAGAAGGTGCCTTATTTCGAACCCACCCTATGAAGGGATAAACCAATCATAGCACAAACCGCAACCACTAAGGAATACTTACTAGTTAAAAAATAACCCGCCAGTTTGAGCATTATGTGACCGTAAATGTTTACGACACCAAGAGCCTCGGCGGGTATTATTAAAACGCTCTCTAAGCCCTCTCAGAACCCCTACCCTATACATTGACCCTAAATCACCTCCAAAACGTCTCACAGCGCAATACAGAAGCTCTCAGAATATTATATCAAGGTATTTGTAGCTAAGCTTATCTGCCAGAACTAATCTCTCGGCTCCTGATAGCTCGATCTGTTTATTTTCCAGACAATCCCACACTTTCCAAATTTGAGCCGTTCCAGTGTCTGGATCGACCTCCACATCAATTTTCAGCTGTGTTTGCTTTTGGTCGATTATCATCCAAATCATGTGTTCCATCGGTCAGCCCTCTAACTGTTTCTCAATGAGCAAAGAATAGCCAGCGATATCGTGCCAGTGGTCTTTGTGGTCAGCGTTACCATTAAGTATGCGTGCAATCTTGTGGACGATCATCTCCAAAGCTTCCCGCTGTGTATCGTCTAACTGTGCAAACTTGCCAAGTTGCATAGCGTCCTTGAGTGCTTGGCTGATCCGTGCGTGACTTTCAAAACTGCCGTGTGTCTGTTGTCGCTCGTCTAATGTTTTGTTGATGTCTGTCATGTGTACTTTTGCCTCAATAGTTCAAATAAAAAAGCCCCTAATGGTTAGGGGCTAATGTGGGTAAAAACACCGCAATACTAATGTGGAAAAATTATAGCTATGGGCTGCTTTGCCAATTCGGCCTTGTCTTGCTCCCGTTTACGAATACGGTACTGTTTACGGTGTTCGCTATTGCACGGCTTACATCGAGGTACACAAGCGTACTTACCTGTACGATTGTGAGTTGATTCAAAATCAGCTAAAGGTTTTTTGACTCCGCAATCTTTACAAACTTTACCAACAAAACTCATATCTCATTCACCTAATAAAAAAGCTCAACCCTCGCGTAGTTTCGACGTTACCCACAAAGTTAGGTTACATACGCAAGGATTGAGCTTTTTCAACTTTGTATTCAGGCCGTCGAAAGCCTGACTAAAACTGTACCAAAATTGATCTAAAAACGCAAACACATACCGATAGAAATTGGTCAAACCGGCCTTGCCGCAACAAGCAATATCACAGTGCGCCAGAGGCCGGTACCCTAGTACCCCGGTACCCTGACCATTTTCCATAGCTCTCGTTACTATAGCCACCCTGTACGTTTTCTATACGTTTTGGTTGCCAAACGTACTATTTTACGTTTATATATCACCAATCTACTTTTTGCCAAAAAACCAGGGTACTAGGGTACTTTCGTCTACAGCCCCCATGGCAAGGGACTTTTCGGTACCAAAAACTTAAAAAATTTTCTAGGTACCAACTAGGTACCGGGTACCGAAAAGTACCCAGTACCCTAAATACCCAGCTATTTTTTAGACCCCATTTTTTCGATCATAACATCATACAACTCAGAAACTGATCGATCTTTTGCCACCTCTTGGCGAACCCAAAACCGGCCAAGTTTGTTCTTTTTTCCATCAATTTTCTTCTGTACTTCGACAAACACATAGCCTACATTCTGAACAGCTTCTTCGAGCCCATTAACACCACACTTCCATTGGCACTGTTTGGCAAAGGTCCGTAGTTCCATCTTGCTAAACCAATCACGCGAAAATAGCCCGCTACGATCTGCCGCCATTTCGTCCATGTTCTTTTCATAGTCGAATTTTCCACCTCGTACCAAATCTTCTAGCCCATCAGTACGGAATGGCAGCTTGTGAGGGTTAAAATTGCTTATGTCACGTCTCCCAAGATACCCCATCACTTGTTCATAGCCACCCTGGCGGTACCATTCGGCCAGTTTTTGATAGTAATCTTCGCTCTTTGGCTCAATATAAGAATCAACGACAAAGTAACGACGATCACCCTCCTCAACAGCTAAGCAGTGGCGCTTATTTGACATCAAAACCCCACCGAGGCAATCCCGCTGCCTTACAACCGCCCCGCCCTTTAAATTCAGCGTGCGGTATTTGGAAGCGCCAGAGGCACAGATCACTTTCATTGCGTTGGCAACTCTCTTATCTTGGGCCTTGTCCACCTCTTCTACAGCGGCGAACTTCAACCCTCGTATGTAGTCCCCCCAACCATCTAACAGCTTATCAATGTGTATAGTTCGAGCGATATCATCACCAAGCCCAAACATAACAGCCGAATAAAATAAATCTTTACCAACACCAAAGCCGCCACGATGAACTAACCAATAATCCGGCTTAACATCTATCCGTTGGACAATGCACGCTAAATAGTCCAAAACCACTTCACGTTCCCGCGCATCTGGCAAAAGGTACTCAGCATGTTCAAGCCATAAGTCGGGTTCTGGCAAGTCTAAATTGGGCGCTACGTTAAAACCGGACCACTCGTTAATAAGTGTGCGGCCCTCAACACGTACCAGCACCTCATCACGTCCTGGGCGAGTCCATCCGGTAGGCTCCCAACACATACCATCCGCCTCATCATCCAACCCGCAACCTTGTAACAACATCTCAGACGCCCCTTTACCTTTTTTCCTCGGATACACTGACAAATAGCGGTTGTCAATTCCTACTGGCGTGATGAGTTGACGCGTTTTACAGTCCCAGAATTTGTTCTTTTCTGCGATAAATATGTACCTTTTTGGATCGATCACTTTTTTCTGCACCTCCGGTTCACCCACACCCCCGCTAAGCCCGAGTTTATCCGCTAAGGCTTCCGCCCCCGCTCTGGCAACTCTAAGCTGATACTGGTCAACCTCGTCAGTTATCCCCAGTTTATTAACAATTTTTGCACCGTTTAACTTCGAACAGTGGCCATGGTTGCATTTAAACTGCACAGACCCATCAACTAAAGTGCGAACCGCTGCCCCGCTGGCATCTGCTGAACTGTGCGCGGCTGCGTTCGGGCAATCTATCCGCACCCAACCGTCAGCGCCGTACCCCGTCACAGTCACCGCCGCCCAGATTGGGTGGTCTGGCATGGTTACCGCCTCCACCTGTTTCTCTTCTTTTGGCGTGAGGTCTATATCAAAAACTTTCGCCAAGCCGTCCATCGTGTACTTAAGTTCTGGCTTCCAGCTCAACATCTGACACTTAAAATTGTTACGACTGGCTTTGGTATTCGTACCCTCTGGCAATCTGACATAGCGAGTCACGCCACGCATTCCTGGGTCTGTCCCGTCAGGCGCCAAACCTTTTGCAACTAACCCATCCAAAAGCGCTTCAACCACACCACGTTCGCTACAAGGCGTTTTCAGTATCCAGCCCCATTGTTCACTGCCCGCCGATGTCAAAAGCTTGTACGAGGGCTCTGGCAACATCTCCACTCGCTCTATTGGTAGCTTTTCCTTTACATCATCGGCGACGATCACATGACACTGTTTAAAGTTTGTCTTTCTGCGATTAGCTCGGCCACCGTCTTTGTGGAACAGCGATATAGTGAAGTACTGATTTTCACCATTTTCAGGTATCCAGCTCCCGGCTTCGCCCCCGGCCCAGCAAATACCCCGCCGATCCTGATCTATGGCACCCGGGTCATCGAAAAAAGAAGTGACGTGTGCTGTGCTCCATTCGTCACCAAATATTGCTTGTAAAAATTGTCTGTTTGATATACGCATGTTATACTCCGTTTTGAGTTTTTGGTTTGGTGTGATAAAGAAGCCGCGCAGGTTACCCCCTAACGCGGCTTTTTCTTTTGGTGGTACTGTTTAGAAAGTGTTGTTTTTTGATAAATTGCGCTCTGCCGGGATAATCTGTAAATTACTGGGCACGTGTAGCCCACTTACCGTTTTCCCTTGCAGCGGTATCTCATGGTCTACGTGGTAATCTCTCCCAGTTGCGTCTGATATTGCTTTCCTGGCTTCGTAAAATTGCTGTATATGATCAAGATCGGCCCAAGCTGGCGTTCTGTTTATTTTTGCCGCCCTTCTTTTTGCCCAGTTTGCCGCAAATTTTTCGGGGTTTGCTTCATAATACCGGCGTTTCTGCTCTGATATTCGTTCACGGTTTGCTTCATAATACCGGCGTTTCTGCTCAAGTAACCGTTCACGGTTTGCTTTTTTATATTGGCGTCTCTGCTCACGGTTTGCCTCACGATATTCGGCCATACAAACCTTGCAGTGTGCCCGCCGACCAAACTTACCGCCTTTTTGTCTACTAAATTCCTCTAATGGCTTCTCAATATCACACTTCGTGCAGATCTTACTCTTTGGCGTCATCACTGGCGCCCTCCCTTAACGATTTAATACCTTCAATGAGCAAGTGCCGTGCAATTTTGCTAAATGATGTGCTATTTTTTTCTGCTAGGGCATCAATCAGTTCTACCACCTCAACATCTAGCACCATGGCCTTAGTTACTTTTTTCCTTACTAGTTGTAGCGGCGCCAAGTCCGCTGCTTTGATGTTTGAATCGATCATTTCTTAACCTCGACATACTTTTGCGTTAATGGGAGTTTTTATTATATGACTACTGAAAGAGTTTTGCAAAGGAAAATCATTGACTATCTCAAGAATTCGGGTATTCTTGTTGTTAAGGTCGATTCAACTTCAACTCGTGGATTACCTGACCTATTAGTTATTTTGCCATCTGGCGAGGTTCATTTCGTCGAAATAAAAACCAAAACAGGCAAGCTTTCCGTACACCAACAACGTATACACCAACAACTCAAGGAGCAAAACGCGAATGTCCACACCGTCCGATCACTCGAGGAGGTCCAGCGATTGCTTAACCCCTGACCAGCTGACAGCCATTGAACACGCCACTGAAGGTGGTATGTTAATAATCGCCAAACCTGGCAGTGGTAAAACAATCATCGCCGCCACTGCAATCTGTAACAACCTGGCCAGCGGCCATGTTTCAAGAGTCCTAATCGTGACCACGCCCCGCATTGCAGACACGGTTTGGAGATCTGAGTTCGACGCATGGGAGCACACCCACCACGTAACCACCGCCCTAGCCTCTGGCTCGCTTTCCGCATCTGCACGTTTAGAAGCCATCAAAAGCCCGGCACAGGTAGTAATTACTACGTTTAATCTGTTGCCTTGGTTCAAAGAGCACAAGCTTTTTGAATCGTTCGACGGCTTGGTAATTGACGAAACAACAAAACTCACCAGCGCAGGCGGCAAACATGCGTCATCACTTCGTAATGCCGCAAAACGTATGCTCTGGTCAATCGGTCTGACAGGTACACCAGTTGACGAAGGCCCCGATAAGCTTTACATGCAGTTACTCTTGGTCGATAAAGGTACCGCTTTTGGCAGCCGTAAAGAGTCATTCCTTAACACTTGGTTTTACCCAACTGACCGCCACCAACGTAATTGGGAACTTAAACCACACCTAAAAGACGATTTTTACAAACGGGCCCATCAATCAATCCATGTCGTGCCAGATTACCGCCAAGACCTGCCCGAATTAATCGAGAACACGATAAACATCAGCCCTCCCCAGCACTTAATCGAGGCCAACAACACTTTCATCAAAACATCTGCCCTCCCCGGCATGACATCACCAACGGCGGGCACTGACACGCAAAAAGCTGCGCAGCTCGGGTGCGGGTTTTACTACGACGACGAGCAAAACGTAATTTGGCTTTCAGAATTTCGTATACAAGCAGCCATTGATCTGATCAACCAGACCGCCGGTAATGTGCTCGTGGTTTATAACTACATACCAGAAAAAGAGCGCTTTTTGACTCTCTGCCCCACCGCCGAAATGCTCACTAACGAAAATATCGCCCGTTGGAACCGAAAACAAATACCCGTGATGCTTCTGCACCCCAAATCAGCCGGGCATGGTGTAGAACTCCAACATGGCGGCTCAACAATAATCTGGCTAAGCAATCAATGGTCCCTTGATAATAAAAATCAGCTTAACGCTAGACTGTGGCGGCGCGGGCAAAAAGAAAATGTCAACGTTTTTTATTTTCGCGCGCTTGGCATTGATGATCGCATTGAAAAGCGACTCGATGAAAAATCACAACATGACGCAGATTTCACAAAAGGAGCGTAACCATGACCAGTAAACACCTACTAATAGGCGGCTCGACCGCCCAGCGCACCCTCGCCTGCCCTGCTTGGGTGAAGCGAAGAGAGTATCACAAGCCATCAAATCGCAGTAACACCGCAGCGGATGAAGGCAACCTGCTACATGACGCCATGGAAAATTATTACGATAAGGGCGAATCATTCATCTCTCAAGTTGGCAACCTGCAATATAAAGGGATAATACTCACAAAAGATCATATGCCCCTGCTCCGATCTGCTCGCAAACAAGTCGAGCAGATTTTAGATAAGTATGGTGTTGATGAGTTCTTTTGCGAACCCTTTGTTCAATACGAGACTGACCGCATAGGCGGCTCTATTGATATGCTGGCGATATCACAGTGCGGCACTCGGGCATTGGTAATTGATTACAAGTTTGGCCAGACACCCGTAAAAGCCGAAAACAACGCACAATTAAAATTCTATGCGATGTCAGCGGCAAATGATCAGAACACAGCGAAAATATTAGAAAAAGTAACTGATTGGGCGTTGGCAATAATACAGCCGAAGTGCTCCGACCTGCCTGACATATGGGAGTGTACCACGGACGACATAACCGACTTTGAAATTGATCTGTTAAACGCACTCGAAACTCCCGACAAAAGCCAAACAGGCGCGCACTGTAAATATTGCCCCGTAGCGCCTTATTGCCCCGACAAAAAAGCAGAAGCGACCAAAGCGCTGATTTTATCTAAAACCTCGGCCAGCTCACTAGGTCAAGCTTGGCAACTGGCACAAGACCTAAAAACCTGGATAAAAGAAGTCGAAGCAGAATGTAAGGAAAAGCTAAGCCAAGGCGCGAGCATACCCGACCTCAAGTTAGTAGCTGGGCGAAGAACCCGCACATGGTCCCTACCCGCCGCTGATCTGCAAGAAATACTCGGCCCTGACATTCTAGACACTGCCCCGCTCTCCCCTGCCAAAGCTGAAAAGCTGTTTGGTAAAGAAAAAGTGGCCGATCTTATCAAAACCACCGAAGGCGCGCCGACAGTGGCACACGTAACAGATAAAAAAGACGCAATAGTAATCGACGCAGAAGAAAAATTAAAAAAGTTGTTGAAATAATCATTAAGATAGTTAATAATTATTTCCGTGGTCGGGCAATAAAGCCAGACCATCAAAACCAAAAAGGTGAGAAAATATGGGTTTTCCAACAGTACAAGCTAACATCTCTGATCTGAAACAGTCTCTAGCAACTGCCGAAGTTGATGCAGGCGGAAGCGGCGCACAAATGACCTTCCTATCATTCGCGGCTCGCCGCAATGCTTGGGAGTATGGGCGTGATAAGGAAGATGTGAGCGGCCAAATCCTACACATCAATGCCGCCTCGTTTGTTCATGGGTGGGTTCTGTGGAGCCAACGCAAGTGCACTAAGGTGATGGCATCTATCATGGAGCCAATGCCAGAACAGCCTGAACCAAAACAAAAACCCAACGGCCAGCTTGATTACCCTAGCGAGGGTCGAGGCTTCCAAGGTAAGTGGGAAGATAGTGACGAAATCGTTTCCTTTGAAAGCGGTACGATGGGTGGTAAAAACGCGGTTAATAAAGTAATTGCTGAAGTTAAGCGAAAAGCTGTTGCCGGTAGTGATTATATTTTCCCCAAGGTCGAGTTAAACAGTTACAGCTATACAAACAACAACGGCGACGAAGTGTTTTCACCCGTTCTTGAAATTGTAGGATGGACTGATCAAGACGGAAACGAGGAAACCAGCACCCCGAAGCTTGAGCCACGAAGCCGCAAGGCATAAACCAACACTAACGCATCGCCGCCCTCCGGGGCGGTTTTGCTTTAAGGAGTTAACTTATGCTTTGGCTAGACTTAGAAACCCGCTCGCAGTGTTGCCTTAAATCCCACGGTTTGTATCAATACGCACGACACGAGACGACACAAGTAATTTGTATGTCATACGCTTTCGACGACAACCCCGTCACAACCTGGTTCTCGGAAGGTGCGCCCTTCCCTGCTTCCGTCCTTGAATACATCAAAAACGGCGGCGCCATCACTGCCCATAACGCAGCGTTTGAGCGCCAGATTTTTGAGAACGTCCTGAAAATTGATGTTGGCCTGACCCAATGGCGGTGCTCATCTGCTCGCGCTCTCGCTCGATCCTTGCCCGCTTCGCTCGGCAATTTGTGCATTGCTCTTGATCTACCGATACAGAAACAAAAAGAAGGCGCTCGACTCATACGTGAATATAGTGCTCCGGGGTTTTTGACACAATGGAAACCTGGCGATAAAGAGACAATGCGTGATTACTGTGAAATGGATGTGGCAACTATGAGGATGGCTATGTCAGTGGTGCCAGATATAACACCCGATCAATGGCGGCAGTACCACATTACTGAGGATATAAACGACCACGGTGTGCCTGTCGATATCCAATTTGCCACGGCAGCCCTGGAACGGTCCGAAGAAATACGAGCCGATGTTAACGCGCAATTGTGCGAATTGACCGATGGTTGTGTTCAGAAGCACACCGCCAGAAAGGACCGTGATGCGTGGTTTCGCCGTGAGTTTGAAGAGGACCACATAAAACCACTTATAAAGAACGAAAAGATAGCCTTTGACAAAGAGAAGCGCACCGCTCTGCTAAGTAATCCAGAAACACCCGACCGCCTACGCCGTTTCGCTGAACTCATCGAGGACGCTGGCGGCTCTACTGTTGCTAAATACAAATCGATGTCTGACACACATGTGTCAAACCGTGTGCGAGGTTCGCTTATATGGTCTGGTGCTGGCTCGACGGGTCGTTTTTCGTCTCGCGGGCTACAGTTACAAAATTTTAAACGTAACGTTTTCGAAAACCCACAAGAACAGATTGATCTAGTGTTAGCTGGCGCTCCGCTTAACAAACCATCGGACACCCTCGCACGTTTGGTTCGATCTGCTATCCACTCGCCGCATGGCCTCACATGGTCAGATTACAGTCAAATAGAGGCACGTGTTTTGCCGTGGCTTAGCGCCGATCCTGCTGGGGAAAGTATTCTTGATATATTTCGCGAAGGTCGAGATATCTATACAGAAAATGCTAACAGGATGTTCACCGGCAGCACCGCCCCAAACGACCCCAGACAAGCCGCTAAATGTGCAGTGTTGTCGCTAGGTTTCGGGGGTGGACAGCGGGCACTGCGTAACATGGCCAAAAATTATGGGCTGGTGTTGTCTGAAGATGAAGCCGAAAACATAAAAGAAGCTTGGCGTAACGCCAACCCATGGGCGAAGCCTTTTTGGTACGGCCTAGCCCGCGCTGCACAAAACGCCGTATTAAATCCTGGCCAGGTATTTACGCAAGGCCGGTTGTCTTTTTTGTACAACTACCCCGACTGGCTTTGGATGCAATTACCCTCTGGCCGTGTTATCGCCTACCCTCAACCACGATGGGAGATGGACCAAGCGCCGTGGGAAGATGAGCCAAGCGAAAAATTAACGGTGCTATGGGGATCGGGCAAACGTAAAGCTGGACAACCATGGCCGCGCCGCGCTTTGTCCCATATCATTTTGTCTGAAAACGCGACTCAAGGTGCTGCTGCTGATCTTATGCGGGAAGCAATTGTTAGAGCTTACGATGCTGATCTGCCAGTGCTCTTTTCGGTGCATGATGAGCTGGTTGTCGAGGGGCATTGTGCGGATAAGCTAACCGAAGTGATGACCACGGCGCCTGCATGGGCTGATGGTTTGCCCATAGACGCCGATACTGTTGAAGGTTTCCGCTACGGCAAATAGTCCCCATCTTTACGAGAATTTTTTAACACCTCCTTGATGTGCTTTTGCAGTAGGAAAGTGAGTGTAGTCCCCCGCTCCTTGCAAAGGCGCATTATCTCCGCTTTAACATCTCTATCTAATAAAAAGTTAACTTGTTCCTTATTACTTTCTGTCATTTGCGGCCTCCTGTCTTTTAACTAATCGATCTATATCTATATATATACATCTATATATTTCTGTATTATATTGTTTATACCAACCAACAACAAGAGGGAACATCATGGACGACAAGACACGAATGCAGAAAATACACGAGTTGAATAGAGACATTGAGCGCACACGAAAGCATCTACAAAGATGCAAACAGCGAAGCCAGCAAAAAGCCATCTCAACACCATTTTTCATCGCTGCTTTAATCGGCATCCTGGCTTTTGTTTTAGCTATGAGCGATGTCAACGCACAACCACTAGGCGGCTGGGACACTTTCCCCGGCCCTGTCGCTGAGCCGGTGGATTGTAGGCCCACACGTAAGACGAGGTGCGCGTGATGTCTATTTGTCGAACCTGCGGAACAGACGACCGCTACCCTAGTGGTACATGTCGCCCCTGCACTGTTAAGCGAAACCGAGCAAGGGAAGCGAACGGTATACGTAACATCGCAGAACACAAAGCCAATTTATTGGCTGAAGCCAACAACCGAGCGTTTATTTTGTGGGGGTTACATCATGCGAGTTGAAATAAGACACGGCGCACCGCGTCATGGTATCGACCACACTGAGCAAGCGATAGTAATCATTAAGCCACTTTTCAAAAACGAAATTAGGCGATTAGCAATACATCGCTGGGGCCAGGGTTGGCATTGGGAAGACAATAACAAAGAGTGCCCGCCTAAAATTCAGCGGGCTTTAAATGGGTAAACGTGGGCCACTGCCAAAATTAAGCATCGAGCAAGTGGCTGAAATAATGGAGAAAATGGAATCAAATCCTGATGTTTGCTGGGAAGTTTTAGCAATGGATTACGACATAGCACCTAGCCAACTAGCGCGAACTATCAAAAACGCTGAGCGACTAGGGTTTAAAAACTGGCATAAACAAGGACGTTAAACAATGGACAAAGCATTTTTAGGTGTCATAGCAATATCAGTCACGGACGCAGTTCAGGACAAATACCCTGAAGTTAATCGCGATGTAGTCGAGACTATCGCATATAACACCATCTCTAAACTCTGGGACACTAACACACCGTTGCATATGTACGCACACGAACTAGCTGCGGACATAGCACCACGCTATCACCTCAGTTTCTACGAAACTAAGCAGGTGCTCAAAAACCTAAATTTTTCGCTATGAGGGAGGGCCAAACTATGGATTTAAACAATTGTAAGCAGTTTTATCTTGACAACCCATTCGCAGCTTTGTTCGTCATAGCTGATCTTCTCGGAAACTTAGCGTGCGTTTGGATGTTTAGTGATTTTAACAGCTGGCAGGGTTGGATGTTTAGCATTAGCGGTTTGGCTATCGCTGCCGCAATTGCTCTCGCCCTACCCTTAGTCGGTAGTTTCGCACCAATCTCAAAAGTTGTTCTAGTGTGCTGGATCGGCTTTACCATTGCGAGTTTTAGTCTGTCGTTCGTAACAAGTTGGGGGCGGATGGAATATGCGAAATATTCAGCAGATAAAAGCACCCTACTTCACCAGTCTTTGAGCGCCGACATTAACACGCTTAACGATGCTGGGTATCGTGAATGGTGTAAGACTGCGAAGTCTGCTGATTGTAATCAGTTGCAGTTAACACAACAATCGAAAGCCGCCCGCGCCGAGCTGGACAATCATGACTTTAAGTGGAGCCCTCATCAGATGGAATTCCAAGGGGTTAAATTTGGCCAGTATATAGTTATCGGGTTGGTCTTTTTGCTATCACTCGGCGGTGCTATCGGTAGTAGCATCATGGGATATATTGCGGGTTTACGGACTAATGCGTCAATCAAGGGGTCGAGAGATGAAGGAAAAAAGCCGGAACTGAGGGGTGTGGGGTAGATTTCGTTCCAGGCCCCGTGGCGCAAGGGCGGGAACGAAATGAGGAACCAGTTTTAGGGCCTCAGGAACGAAAAATACAGAAGATATTCGGCGATGTAGTTGATCAAGTTGATGTAAAAAGCGGCACTGTTAAGCTTTTCAAAGATGGTAAACGGGTCAGTAAATTGGCCCTTAGCAGTGCCGCAAAAGTCAGAAAACAAGTTGTAACGGATTACTTGAGAAAGGTTTACGCAAACTAGGGAGCTAGCAAAATGATTGAATATTTCATCTTAACGTTATTTTTGTGTCCGCCACACGTAACAAAATGCACACACGCGGAGTTGATACCGGCCAAGACGATAACGTTTGAAGCCTTCAAAGATTGTGATGCAGTTGGCCAAGCACTGGTAGACAATGGCGAATACGACGACCACGCATGCAGGAGACACGAGAAATGAAAACAATCATGGTAATAATGGCCGCGTTCACTGGTTTACTGTTTGTTTTCATGGGCTCGCAAGATTACGATGGCGGAAAGCATCGAGTAACACAAGAACAGATCCAACAATTCGAATCGCGTTATCCTTGCGGTTTTCCAACCACGCCAGGGCTACAATCACGAAACTTGCCAGAGGGGTGTTAATATGGAGATTTTCATTGTAATTATGTGCGTTGGCGTTTTAGTATCAGCTTGTTTTTTAATGTGCATAGGGGATGACTAAATGTTTTTTAAAAACCGTGAAAAGGGGATGGGCGGCAAAGAGTTAGCACGAATTTCAAGGGCCGTAACGATTAGCGAGATGATACCAGCGTCAATCGATTTTGAAACACGTAAGGCCATAGTTAGAAAATTCGAAGGGCGAACGCTGCAAGACTCGAAAGAGGAACTACACGCAGAAATCCGCAAACATGGCGTCGAGCCGATCAACATCGACGCTCCGACAGTCAAATATTCCATGGGGGTGCATACGCATGAGTCTAATTAGTTATAACGGACTTGTTCAACTGGTCGAAAGTGGCGTAATAAACGCTGAACCTGATAACATAAATGGCGCTTCGATTGATATCACTTTGGGTAATGTCGTTAGGTTCGAATGTGTAAACCCACGAACTGTAGACATCAGAGACGCATCATTATCGATGGTGATAGAAGAGGGCGACCAGTTTTATATAAGACCTGGTGAATTTTGCTTGGCCGAAACACGAGAGGTTTTTAATCTGCCGAACAATATAGCCGCCGAGTATAAGTTAAAAAGCAGTATGGCGCGCAATGGATTGAACCATTTGTTGGCTGGTTGGTGCGATCCTGGGTGGTATGGTTCGACGTTAACTTTAGAGTTGCACAACGTGACGCAATACCACACAATAAAATTGCAGCCAGGAATGAAAATAGGGCAGATGGTGTTTTATGAAGTGGAACCAGTACCCGAAGAAAAAAGTTATAAAACGAAGGGGCAATATAACAATCAAAAAGGTGCGCAAGAAAGCAAAGGCGTTCGCTAAATGGTTGCGCTATTGGGATACTTTCCCGATAGCGCTTTTTATTTTGTGGTGTATATTGTCAATGATCGGCCTGGTTCCTTGGCCGTGGCATCTAATATGAGGGTGTTTTATATGATCAAATTTGCCAAAAAACTATTCCGCCAAAAGACTGTAAAACTATGCAATGGCGATATTGTGAGGTATGGCGACAAGGTACAGTTTATTGATAGCGATGGGGACGTCAGACGCGGTGTTGTAGGAAGGCATTATAAAACAGGTAAGCTATATATTTTTAACAATACGTTTCCTGTAACAGCTTATAAAAGCGCCAGAAAGGGGTGGGCATAAAAATGATCAAAATAAAACATGGCGTGCAAATGCATGGTTTGAAACGATCAATGGAAAAGCCAATTGATTTCCTAGACAAGGTATTCTTGATGTTGGGCGTCGACTTTGTTGTCACGGATGCAATGAGGCCATTGAACGGTAATGAAAAGTCGCTACACCCAAAAGGCCATGCAATTGATATCAGAACTCGCGACCTTAGTCACCTTCAAAAGGCTTCGCTGCTGGTATTGCTGACTAAATACCTTGGCAATGACTACGATGTGATCCAGTACGAAACGCATATGCATATAGAGTACCAACGGCACCTAGACGACAACAAGCCGACCAATTTCATTGGTGTTTTTGGGCAAGACAAATTCGAAACTGTCTAAAAAGGTGAGGGGCTTAACGCCCCTTTTTTATTTGTCCTCTTTCCATGCTAGGGCGCAATCGACTGCTGCACCTGATCCCGACACTGTTTTAACTGCAATCGTCAAAGTCTCGCGTGGTGCTAGTGGTTCAAGAACCCCAAAAATATTAAAGTTTTCGGATGACGTTGCGCCAACAAGAAACGAATCAATCAACTCGCCGCCCGTGACTGTTGTTCCCGACGTGTCATATTCCAGGATTGAGTCATTTTTATTTGCGTATGTAAAATTGCAAACACCGCCAAGCGTGGCGTCTTTCAAGAATTCCACCCTGATAGCCTTGTTATGGTCGTTATTGATTGACGCACTGACCGCTAGAATTTCGCCTAAATTGTACAGATATCCGTAATGGCCGCGATTTCTGATTGTAATAAGGTTTACTAGGTTAGTATCAACGCCGGTTTTCGACGACTCAACCGCACGCGCTCCAACTTCAATTTCGTGCTCCTGGCTAACTTTTTGAATACAAGCCGAAGCACCTTTTACAATTAAATTAGTACCGGATGATCCCAAGCTCGCGGCTGTCCAGCCTACCTTAAGGTTAGGATTGCCTAGATTAGTCTTAGCCTGGTTCTTAGATTCCATTCTATGAACTGGTACAAAATGACCGGCCTCGTTATCATAAACTGAAAAAGTAATCGCAGACGATCCCAGATAACCATAATCAACCTCATATATATTTATCTTTGTGGGGTCAATAACCATATGGGCGTTCATGTTCCACTGCTCGCGCGGTACGTTCGCCGATGTTTTGGCTACACCTGATTTTTGCTGTGTGATTGTAGCCGTGGCGGTTGCGCTGCTGAATGAATAAGTGCCGGACTTTGGGCCGACACTTTTAGAAATAGCTACAACATGCCCATCATTTTGGAAAAAATTCCATTTTGCACCCAAGGTCGCATCAGCGTTTAAATCTCTGGCAATTTCAAAAGCGTTACCGGCTGCCGTGGTCGCTGTTAAATTTGCGGTCGCTGAGTCACCGTCAAAAGTTATCGTTGCAGATTCAGAGCCACCTGCCGCTGATGTTACTTCTAATTCTCTGCATTCAGCGCGGCCGTGTGACTCGTAAATAACCCCAAAAGAATCACCATCATAACCAAAAGCTAAAGTCTCAGTGAGAGAAAAAAGGCCAGCAAATTGAAGCGAAAGCGGGACGCCTGCTGTGAACATACCCGTGAAACGCGACCGTATGGCCTGGCCAGCATGATAGACTATCGCGTGTTTTGTTCTTATAACGCCGTACCCGCCAACGCTTGTGCCAGTTTGGCATCTAAAAAGATTGTCTTCAGTATCGACGCTCCCACCTGTTGCCGAAAATGTCTCATTACGATCATCAATAACACCGTAAGCGCATGACGTCATGATCTCGGTTAATACTGGCAACGCTACATGCTCACCAAAAGCGCTTTTATTCTCTGCCATTTCTCAAAACCTCCTGTTTTATATCGCCAACGAGTTTAATCATAGCCAGTATTCGACGTTCAGAAGACTCGCCCAGCTCTTTAATCGCTTTAATTGCTTTTTCGTGGCGCTCTTCCATTAGTTTCAAGTCGCTTTTGTAACATGCGTGCAGTTCTTCAATTTGTTTACTGTGTTTGCTTTCCATGGCCGACAATCGCGCCTCACATTTTTTGTCAGAACGTTCTAGATCTTCCCTTGCCTTTTTCTCTGCATCGTATAATTTTTCGTCATAATCTTTTCGAGTTTGCTCAAGTTCGTCTTTTAATTCTTCGTGCGTACTGATCATTAACTCGTTTTTGTCTTTGTTCAGCTTGTTAGTGACCATATGCATCACTAGCGCCCCTGTTGCGAATGACGCTAGCATGAAAAGCTTTTGCTCTACTAACCAAGTGATTAATGCTTCCATCTTTTATAAAGCCTTTTCATGCTGGTTGTATTACTTCCACTTAATGCGGTGCATCGGCACACCTGGTGGCCTTCCGTTAGTGTTTATTTCGCTGTTGTCTACTTTCAAGTAGCCTTCGTGTATTAATTCAAGAACTGATTCGCCTTCGTTGAATAGGTCGCATATATCTCTATAAACCCCAGATTGACCAGGCTCAATTATAACAATGTTTGAATCACTCGCAGAGAAAGGGTGCGGTAGTAGAGCCATGTCCGCGTTTTTAATATCTGGTGTTATTTCTTCAACTATATAATCTATTTTGGAAACCTCTTTTATATAGGTTTTCCTATCGGTTTTTTTAAGTTCTTTTAATTCGTCGGGTATAACTTTATACCTTCGGTGTTTTTTACCTTTTTCTATTTTAATGTTAGGGGACACTTTGGTTGGCCCGTTGTGATACCAAGGTGGGTCGTTAGCAATCCATCCGCTCATAACCTCACCACTAGGACTCATATGCAAAAAAATAAAGTCTCGATAATCGACTTCTTCAATCTTATGCGGTGGGGAACTGTTTACATAACGCTGGTTAGCATATGATGTTCCGGTCTGGTTATCTGTTGTTAAGTATATTCTAGATGCGTACGTGGTTAATGCATTTGTTTCATTTGCAATCCTGGCCCCAACCCTATCACCTGTATTGTCATTTTTTACGTTAGGGTAAAAACCATATTCCCCGCCAGGTAATGTTAAACTAGCTGAGGATAGGGCCGTAGACACCTCGCTTTGCCCAGTGTCTAGTTCGCCTTGATGGACTGCCCCAGAAGCTATTTCAGATTGCCCAACCGAATCAGCCGCAAGCTCTGTAGCTGTTATACCAGACAATCGGGCAAGTGGTACAGTTCCCGAATTAAGGTTACTCGCGTTCTGGTAATAGCTGCCCTCCTGGCCATCTAATTGGTCGGCTGATTTACCTGTTAGGGTTGTTGGTATTCTAGCAAGCGGTACAGTTCCCGCATTAAGGTTGCTAGCATCCTGATAATAACTACCATGCTGACCATCAAGCAAATCAGCATCAAGCCCAGAGGTAGCACCATCATTTCCAGAATGCCAAACTGTAGCGCTGTCTGTGACTTCATTACTGATCAATAAAACATGATCGTACAAAGCCTCAAGCTCAGAACGTGCGCTTGCTGGGCTGTCGGTTCCTGCGTCAAAATTCGCTTTACTTAAACCTGCGCTGCTTGGCCATGCCATCGCTTAAACTCCTATTACTTGTGCTGAAATTGTCGGATAAATATAATTACCATTACCATCATACATTTTTATTAATGGCCCGTTGGTTTCGTCTAGGTCTATAAATTCCCAAGAAGCATTTGCCCCAACGCTTTGAAGGCTTATATTAACGTCTGTTATCTGTTGAAAATCAGAACGTATTGGAATTCTAACGCCGTCATTTTCTTTAGTTAATCCGCTCGTATCCAACAGCCTAAAGTAATCAACTATAGAATCACCGCCAACATAGATATTCATGTTATTAAGTTTTGGTATATCGCCGGTATTGGTGACGGTTATTTTAACCTGCAAATAACGCCCCGATATTAAACCCGCTGAATTAATATTAACCCACGCTGAATATGTAACATCATCATCGCTATAGCGCACCTCGGTTGAGGTTGTAGAGCCGTATTCCGTAGTAGCTTGAACGTCAATGTTAACGCTTAAAATAGTACCTAAATCGATAGTTGAGAATTGGTAAGTGAAACTGTCTACAGTGTCAAAAAACCAACTCTCATTATAACTATCCCATGTGCCGCTTGCCGTTGTCCATGTTGTGTTAGTTGTTCCAACAAGGCTATTGTCTGATGGTTCGATCCTACAATTTGTCAAAGTGCCAGGCCAACCCTGGCCCCTAGGGTTATCGGTCCTTAATATTGCACCTAATCGTCTGGCGGGTAGGTCAGCTATAACATAGACCGCGTTATCTGATTCTCTACCGCCTCGGTCGCAAGCTTTCACTGCAAACCTATAAGCGCCCTCGGCCAGTGAATTAAATTCATGGGGCGATTGAGTTAAAACACCTTCGTGCAGCGGGTCCATATTCGCCCATACTTCGCTTTGGTTGCTGCTGTACCGGATCTTATAACCTGCCAAATCAATAGGCGGTGTGTTTATTTCAAAAGTTGCTAGGCGCGTGCCATCGGGGTCTGCCGTAACTGTGAACACATCGACGTCTGGGGGGTTTCCTGCGACACCCTCAACAGTGTGCTGTAGGGTTTGCGACCATGCGCCAACAACGCCACGCGAGTTAACTGCGCGCACCTGCAAATCAACTAAATCACCATCTTTGAAACCTATTATGTATTGGCTTGTAGTTGAGCCACCAATGGCTGGCGTTTGGTATAGCCAATCTGTGGCACCGTTTAGTCTTGCGCGTATTTCGTAAGTAGTTACAAAAACATCATCTAAGGCGGTCCAGCTTAAAAGGATTCTAGCCACCAAGTCGCCCGCGCTATTTGTTATTACATGGGTGATACCACTTACTGCGGATAATCCAGTAACTTGAGCAACGCTGAACGGGTCCGGTAAGTAAGTATCCGGCGGGGTAGGTGCGGCAACTGGTACAGTACGGTCATATACTGTTGACTCATGCTCTAACAAGTTCATGGCCACGTTACCGCCTTCTAGTTCTTTAACTTTCAACACTCGAAACTTTTTAGCAGACCAGCCAGGCTCATCTAACGTTAAATCAACTATAGCACCTGGTAGTATTTCAAAACCGGATTCATTAACAGTTAGGCCAACAGCTATCCCTTGCCGTGACTTCTTGAGAACAATTCGCCCAAAGTGGCCTATACGGTACTGATTAACGTCTAAATAGTTCTTTATTCGCTTCTGGCTTTCTTTGTTATTGTCGTTTGATAATAGCGTGGCGTCTTGCTCAATGAACTGATCATCGAGGTAGTTGTTTTCTTCGTTGGGGTAGTCAACTACAATTTCATTGTAACGCTCTTTGACGTCATTAATCGCGTAAGTGACGCTGCTGTCGATTATATTGTCACTATTAAGGCTTAATGCGCTGGTTTCGTCCTTTTCAACGATTAATCGGTATTTGTCGCCATCGGGAATAAGATGGGCATTGAAGCTGTTCAATATTTCTATGATGTTTTTTCTTACGTTCTTTCCTGTATCTATCACACCATTTATTTGATAGTAGTCTGTATTTGTTCCTGCTCCTGAGTAGATTTCAATTTGTGTCTCGCAATAGTTTGCTGCGCTGTCAAAATCTGATGTGACGAGCTGAGAAGGGCTAATCTTGTATCCCGCACCATAGCGCGAGTTTGTGAGATAGTCATACAATGCCAGTGCTGGGTTAGTGCCGTATGATGTGGTGGTTGTGCGTGTGTCATATAACTTTTTACCTTGAACTAGGAACTCAAACTTAGGCTCTCTCGGCATGTTTTCCTGGTTGTATTTTAACTTGACTACGGCTTTACAAAGCCCTTTGCCGTGGTCGGTGATTGAATAATCCGCGAATTTTGATTCAAGGTTTGTGTCGTATGTTTGCGCATCAGTGCCAAGGTATTTTGTTAGAGTAACAAGCCCAGAATATTTCGAATCTGTGTACTCGTTACCGTCCAAGTACATCATTACAATATCTTCACACTCGCCCTCAGCTAATATAAACTCAATCCAAAGGTACTCGTTTGTACTTCCCTCAACACCTTTGAAATTTACTATCCCACCCGTTCGCCTTTGGCCGTATATTACAGGTATGTTTTCCAAGCTTCCGCGCTTGGTTATTGTAGTTCCTCGCCCTGGGTTCTTTTCTCCAAGCTCATCCAAATCACCAAACAAAAAATCACGTATAGGCTCTATGGTAAGTGCCGCCGTGAAAGCGAAAACAATCGCTAGTATTGTGAATAAACCCATCTAGGCTTTACCCCATCCTAAATCTTCGTATTTTACTTCGCTATGTCGCAAACCAGTATCACCACTGAATACACGCTGCTGGCTGCTGTCGTTGGTTTGCCTGCCGTTTATTCTCTCAAAATCCACAAACTCGCTTACCGCATCGATCTCCATTTCTGAATTTCCTTTTTGCTGATCAAACTTGTTGCTAAAACTTGAGAAATACCCGCTAAACCTTAGCACTGGGTTCCCAATCATAGTGCCCGCATCATCTAACCAAAACTTATAAAGGTCCACTTTTTTAAAGTAGGGCGGCGTTAATAAAAACGCTGCTGTATTGGCCTGATTAACTGCGCTTAGCTTGAATTTATAGCGCCTTACCTTCAAATCCATATCGTCATCAATTACAGGAAGCTTCAGCAAAAACGCATTACTTAAATACGTTTCACTATTGTATACGATATCTTTATAACAAGTCGTTAAAAGTAGGGGCGTGCCAGTGTCTACCCTAAACAGCCAATGGTGCCTCGACTGGTTGGCGTTCATTTCAGTTTTCTGTGCCGCTGTTAGTGTCCTAATCACACCATAGCCTCAACTAAATCAATTGTGAAAGAATCATAAAATGGCCCTGAACGTTTCCAGCTTACCGTGTTCTTGTCTTGCTCAACCGTGAATGCCACGTTGGTATGTGTTACCGCTGCGCCACCGCTTGGTGTGGCAACTAAATCAGGGTCAAAATTAACGGTCGCATTGCCTGAACCATCGCTTGTAGCGTCTGAATTTACCATATAGACCTTTGTGTCACCGGCTATCGTGAAAACATCGCCGGCCTTAACTGCGTCTGAATCACTGTTGGAAAATCCGGTCATCACAATAGTGTTATCATCGGTCACGCTCGAAACTGTAACAGTGCCCCAATTGCCGCGTGGCGTTTTCAAACTGTCTGGAATTATTGTAAAAGTTTCATATCCGCCGCGCTGAGAGTTTAAAAAAGCCATCAGGGGGCGTATTTCATCGGGCAACAGTCTATTAAATGAAACTTTCAAGCGCCATAAATGATACTCCCCCTGGCGTGCAAACCGCTTGCCGCTAAGGGAGCGCGAACGAAACACAGTAAAATCACTTGTAAGTTCAATGGTACCAATCTCAAATGTCGTGCTTAGCTGTCCGCTCATCGCATTGGCCCGCCTTTTTCACCTCGTGAATCGTATTTATCTTGTATCATTGACACAATTGCGTTTTCATTTTTCATTAGAAAATCGACACCTGTTTGCGTGTCCATTGCTTGTATTGTGAAATTATATGAGTTACCCATGCCGCCGGACATCATTGACTTATTATCTTCTTTCTTTACTACGCGCTCGCCCTTTTCTAACAAATACGTTCCGGTTTGAGGCACGTAATCAAGGCCATCGTGAGCCTGGCCCAACACCCCCGCACCTTTCATTGCGGCTATATGTGCTGCGGCTGCCGTGGGTGCCGATGCTGCTGCGGCCAAGGCTGCGCCACCAAGCGTGGCGATGTTAGCGGCCAATGCCGCTGGCCCATACGCGGCTGTAAGTGCTGCCGCGCTACCAATTCCCGCCGCTGTACTTGCTGCTAACTGACCTTTTCCGAGTGCCGCTTGTATTGCCTGCTGTACGCCTATTTTTATAAGGCTTGAAATAACCTCTTTTGTCACAGAACGCATAACGGATTGAAGCCCTTTGCCAAGGCTTTCTTGATCTACTATTGCAGTGGCGAAGGCATCTCCTATCCCTTGGCTAAAACTATTTGTAGCACTTTCCCAAACTGCCGCCCACTCTGCGGCTCGCTGCTTGTTATCTTCTCGTTCCTGGTCTTGTATTATTTTTCGTTCTTCATAGGCCGCTTGTGCCATTGCTAACTCTGCGTTATACCTTTTTTGTATCTCGCTTTGTTCTTGGTTAGCTATTTCCTTTCGACCTTCGCCCACGAGGCTCAGCCAGTCCTTTAGCTCGTCAACATTTTCAAGGTCGAATATGGGGAGTTTCATTTTTTCTTGAGGTTGACCAGAACCAACATTTATTAATGGCCCCTCACCGGCTTTTGTAACGCTTGTAGCGCCGGTTTCTCTCATGCTTCTCAAAGTAGAATAATATCGATCAAGAGTATCTGTTGCTGCGGCTAGTTTTGCTTCAGTGTCTCTAATCTGCTCATTTGTGGCCCTACCGCTTTTCCTAAGGTTATTCAAAGCCCTATCTAAAAGGTTTACCCATTCTCTTTGGTCTGAAGCCATTTGCAAAAGTTGGTCATAACTTCCAGTTTCAGTCCCTATATCAACGCCTGAAAACATGAATCCGACCGACTTACCGAAAGTCTTGGCCATGCCTTTTGAATCTTCAAGAAGTTCGCCCACCCAATCTAACAGGGCTTTTCCTGGCCCAGCCACAAAAATAGTTATATCATTCCCAAGCCCTACTAGTGAGTCGGCCACCTTATCAAAAGACTTTTTGAACTCTACTACCTTTTTAGCTTCCTCGTCAGAATAAACAACCCCAAGCTTTCGACCTTCGTCGCCAAGCTTTTTGATAGCTTCGGAACCTCGGTCCATTGTCGTGATGAACTTGGCACCTTCGCCTCCAAATATTTCATCAAGAAGGTGGATTCCTTTTGTTCGATCACCAAGGTTTTGGATTGCATCAGAAAGTTTGAAAATGATTTCATCAGGCTCTAGTGTCCTAATGTCTTTTATTGTTATTCCGAACTCTTTCAAAGCATCGACAAGCATACCCTTGCCGGTTATCGCCGCCTCGCCCATCTTTATCTGCAATTCTTCCATTGCATCAGTGAAGTTTTCAGAACTGATTGTTCCGTCACGAGTGAATGCGTATGTTAGAGCAGTTAGGCTTTCGGTTGAAATATTAACCTGCTTGGCTAGCTTCGCGGTTGTGGCTATCATTTGGGTTTGACTAGCTACGACCGCGCCCATTAGTGCAGGAATTGACGCCAATGCAATATTGTTTAATTTGAGCGAATTAGACAGCTTGTCGAAATCTTTTCTAGCTTGTGTTACGGCTGCCTTTGTCCTGTTTTCCGCTGTGATTCTAATTCTTGCATTACCAGCCAACTTATTAACCTCATAGCTTCGAGATAGGGAGCGGGCTGGTTAGATAGCCCGCCTGAGTTGAGCAAATGCCCGTCTTTGTAACTGCTGTATAACCTGAGCCATAAAGACGAGTCTTTATCATATTCGGGTAAGAAGCACGTATTTTGCTTGATGTGGTAACCTGGCACACGGATTTCGAAAATTTCCGATGATGCTGGGTTTGATGCATCGCAATGCTTCCCCCACTTACAGTTAGAACAATCAAATGCGTCTTTGTTTGACGCTACGGTATAGCTAACGACTAACTTTTTTTTTCGTCTTCAGTGACAATGCTGCCCATAAATACCTCGGCAACTAGAGACGAGCGAACCTTAAAAGGCAAATATTTCTCGTCGCCTTGTTTAAAGGGTATTTCTTCCCCATCCTCACCACACACACCATCCCAACCCATTAAGCAGTTCTTTAGGCAGTAAGCAACTGACTCAGGGGAAAAGGCCATCAAGCCCTTTTTAAACACGTCAAGGTTCAAATGATTGAACTGCTCCAACTCGATTTCTGAGAAGGGGCGCAAGGTAAACTTGCACCCATCAATTTCGTGTATAAATTCCGGTAAGGATTTTCTAAGCTTTATCATGTAAACACCACGCTAATTTCATCATCACCTGAGGATTCAGCAAAACCAATTTGTATATCTTGGGTTCTGATACCTTCGCGCTCACCTTCTTGGATATCTTTGTAATAAAGGTTTGAGCTAGTGATTGTGTAAATGTTTCCAGCGGTCCCACCAATTGCACCCGTAGTGAATGAATTGGTAGAGTTGCTGGTCCAGTCGGACTCGAATGGGTTAGTAGCCACTAATTCGGATTCAGGGTCAATTGTTCCCGATACATCTCGGCTGGCTATTCGAATCTCACCAACGCCGTTAGCCTCGTTAATACTTAAAGGCTGTGCAATTTCGTTGGTTAAATCAATTTCTACTTTAGTCACTTCAACGGAAGTACCACCAATTGCAACAGCACCCCCGACAATCTGAGGCGGTATGACTGAGCTATAGCTTGGGTTAACAATAGCCGCGTCAGTTTCAGCCACTGGGTGGCCAGTCATTGTAAACTCAATCATTCCGTACTCACGCGCCTCTAGAACGAATTTAGCATTGCCACGAACACCGCGCAGTATTTTCAATTTGCCGTCTTGGTAGTAATACAGCACGCCGCTAGGAATGCTTGTAGTGTCTGGCGCGTATGTAACGCTGGTGCTCGCTGCGATAGTCTCAGACATACCGCAAGCTTGGAGCAATTTACCAAACTCTGGAGCATCGCCGGCAGTGCCAGAACCTTTAAGCTCAACTTTAAAAGTTACTGATGCAGTTCTACCGCCGTAGACAGTCTGAAAACTGGCTAGTGTGTCAGATGGGCCTTGGCGCTGTAGCGTTTTAGCCTCGTTTGACCAATTGACGTCAAACACGAAAACCGCGTCTGAGGCATCGGCGGTTGTGCTGTCTCGGTATGTGCTTTCGAGTTCGAATAGTATTGCCTCTCGACGTATTAACATTATGACAACCCTCTAGTGCGTTTATAAGTGATTCCGTAATTACGTGTAAGCATCAAAAGCGGCCTTTCAACGTCTGCCGAATCTTCTAATTCAGAACTGCCAACCTCTGAGAACCTCATTATATTTGGTAGTCTTGTTGTGATGTCTTTTAATAAAGCGTCTGCATCATCTGCTATAGTTAAAATCTTTGTAGCGTCCCTGTTGAACCCTTCGTCAATCACAATATATTTAAGCTCAACATCAAGCACAACCTTGTAAAAGTGGTTGTGGTACTCTTCTATGGATTCTCCAGTCACGTTAATAATGCACGCCGGTAAGTCTTGCAAGCCAACCTTTTCATCAACCCAAAAGACATTTTTCAAACCATTCACAGATAGATCAAGCTTGTTATAAATGTCATTTAATACTTGCTCGGATGGATGCATTAGTAATCAGTCTCTTTAACTAAAAAAGAATAGTTGATCTCTTGTGACAAAACCGGCCTTTCTAATTCTGTACGCGCCTCGAATGAACCGGCGCTTTCTTCTGTAAAATCCACCACGCTACTTGGTAATGGCATTGTTTCTAAAACCTGGGTTACTCTTTCCCTGATATCACAAAGCATTTTAACATGCCAGAACGCGGTGCCGTTTATCGTGTGAATTCCAATAGCGAAGTCTAAGCGCTTATGATTATTTTTTAGTGTGCTTGCTTCTGTTTCCGATGCGTTAATCAAACGGATAGTTATAGCTGGCATTATGTCAGTGGTTAGGTGCTCTATATTGTACGCAAAAACATTAGGGCCAACGCCTTTGATGTTCATAAAAAGCGAATCTTGCAACCATGTCAAAACGTCACTTTCTGCGCCCATTAATTAAG